AATATAGGTAAGTTGCTCGCTTCTGTAGTACAAGAAGAACTTCAAAAGCAAAAGAGACCCGGCGGCATGCTTAGTCCCTATGGAGCAGCATAATGGCAATAGGATTTAATACAACATCTGCCTATGGTAGTTTAAGTGTACTTCCTGACAGAGGAATGACTCGTAGCGCTAAGCAAAAAACTCGTAGTATAAAGTTTGGTGATGGATATGAGCAGAGAAGCACAAAAGGCATAAATAATACAGAAGAAACTTATAATGTTTCTTTCAAAAATCGTCCGAAACAGGATATTGATAATATAGCAGGATTTTTGAACAGCTTAAATGGGGTGAGTTCCTTTAACTTTACCGTACCAGATTTTGCTACTACAGAAGAGGTCACCGGCGTATTAGACAGTAGTATCGATAATGAAAAAACTATCAAAGTAGTATGCGACACATTTAGTCAAAGCTATAATAACAGCGGGCACAATAATTTATCAGCAACATTCAGAAGAGTATATGAATCATGACAGCCATAGTAGAAGACGTACAAAGCCAGGGAATATCCTCAGCAATAATAACTCTATACGATTTAGAGTATGCTGATGGCAATTTTGCGTACTTTTTTCCAGATGGATTAGATAGTGACTTAACTACAATAGAGTTCAGAGACGCTACAGGAGTATCAAGAAGTTATATTGCTTTGCCAGCACATGCAGAGGACTTTGAAATTAGCGCTGATGGAGCAATGAATCGCCCTAAGTTCACAGTAGCAAATCTACATAATACTTTTTCTCAGTCTATAGGAGGTCTAGGGTATGAAGATCTTATAGGAAAAAGACTTACTCGTAGAACAACACTTAAAAAATACTTAGTAGGAGAATCTGGGGACTCAGGCAACGGAAACCCTCCTGTAGAATTTCCGCGATCCGTGTACGTGATAGATAGAATTGCATCAAAGGATGCCACTAAAGTAGAGTTTGAACTAGCTGCCCCTTTTGACCTAGCCGGTATACAATTACCAAGACGTATAGTTGTAGGAGGAAGTTGTCCGTGGAAGTATACTGGAGGAGGTTCTAAGAAACACAATGGAACTGCTTATGTAGATCAACCAGAGAGAGAAAAGGTAGGGGGCTGTAACTGGAGAGCCGATAGTAAAATTACTATTGGAGGCGTAGAGTTGACTCTTTATATGAGTCCTGAAGATGAGTATATTGTAACTGGCATAACTTTTACTAATGGAAACAGTTTAAGCTCATTTAGTGCCGGTACTTATTATTCAACTTCTCAGGCAAACTTAATGCAGATAACAGCAGAAGGTATACTTAGCTCTACTACTGGTACTAATTACTGGAGATGTATAAATAATACTTCTAACTCTCCTACAGATGCCGATACTGCTTCTTGGAGAAGAGTATGGGTTTATTCTGCTTATTCTACTTCGGCAACATATTTAGGGTATCAAGACAAAAGATACAATTCTTATGTAGTAAAAGACGGATTTTTATGGAAAGTTAATAGAACAACCCAGATCGGAGGAAGCCATTACACAGTAGAAGAGGGCCTACACTGGACTCGAGGAGATGTCTGCGGCAAGACTTTAACTTCTTGTGCAATGAGATTCCAAGCTCGTCCTGACGGAAGTGGGGGCTATTTAAGTAAGCGAGCTTCTCAAATTTCTTTACCCTACGGAGGATTCCCAGGTGTCGTACAGAGAAGATAAGATTTATTTAGATCTAATGGAAGTATACCCAGAAGAAGGGTGTGGTTTATTAGTAAATAGAAAAGGAAAAATAGAGTGGATTTCTTGCAAGAATACCTCTGATAACCCAGAAGAAGAATTCCACATAGATGCATCAGAGTATATAAAAGCAAGTCTGTCAGGAGATATATACGCAATAGTTCATAGTCACCCTGATTTTTCCTGTGAGCCAAGCGATGCGGATAAAAAAGCAAGTGATTTTTTAGGAATACCTTATATTATATACTCAGTACCGGACTTTGAAAAGCATGAGTATATTCCTAAAAAATTAAGTAATGAACTTCTTGGAAGAGATTATAATTTTGGAACTTCGGATTGTTATAGTTTGGTACGAGATTATTATTTTCAAGAATTTAATATAAATTTACCAACAATACAATTTGAAGACGACTGGTGGGACCAAGGTTTAGATTACTTTGGAGACTTACTTGAGAATTTTGGGTTTGAAGAAGTTGAGGAACCTGAAATTGGAGATGGAATTTTATTCAAAGTATTTTGCAATGTAGAGAACCATTGTGGAATTTATCTCGGAGAAGATATTTTTTTACATCATGCAGTAAACAGATTGTCCTGCAGAGAAAGCTTACATCCCATGTGGATTAAACATAAAACGAGATTTATACGTTATGCAAAAAGTTAAACTAATAGGTAATATATCAAAGTTTGGAGAAAACTGGGAAACGAATTGCAATAATATTCGTGACATTTTTAAGTTAATTGAATGTCAAACACCTGGATTTCGTCAGCATTTAATAGGAGCAGCCGACGCTGGAGTAGGTTATGAGATTCGACGAGGACAAGAGTTTTTAGAGAGCGAAGAAGAACTTTTTCTGAGCCTAAACGATGAAGATATAATTATTACCGAAGTACCTGCAGGAGCCAAGTCAGCAGGTGCAAAGATTCTTGCAGCAATCGCTATAGTTGTAGTTATTGGTTTAACTGGTGGTGCTGCTGGTGGATTTTTTGCAAATATAGGAGCTGCTTTTACTGGTACTGCTACTGCTACTGGATTTGCTGGATTTGCCACAACGATGGGAGCTATGCTAGCCGTAAATTTAGCTATGGGAGGTATTAGTCAGCTTCTGGCTCCGGGCCCTGAGACAGATAAGAAACAAAATGAGGGATACTTATTTAACGGCCCCGTAAATACAGTACAGCAAGGTATGCCAATACCTGTATGTTACGGCGAATTAAGAATTGGAGGAGCACCTGTAGGTGTATCGTTTAGAGGAATGGGGTCCACGGGTAGTGGAAGTGGAATTGGTGCAGGATCTGTAAACGCAGGAAGCGATGGCCCTTACTTTAAGCTAAAATAAACGGAGATATAAATGTTTGAACAAGAAACAATAGATAATGCTGTCAATGCTGCTAATAACTTAGGCAATGCCTCAAGAGGCGGACAGTATGAAAAGCAAAGAGCCATAGTCTACGATCTATTATGCGCTGGAGAAATTGAAGGTGTAGTAGGTGGATTATCTGGAGTTTACTTTAATGGAACCTCTATTGTAGATGGTGGTGCTCAGTCTAAAAAGCTACTTCCAATTCAAGGCAGCTGTACTACAGTTGCTTCAAATACTACTATATCTAATTTAGTTGATCCGCAAGGAACAGGTATTTTTACAAACATTTCTACAAGTGATATTACGGAAAACGCACGATATTTACAAATTAAAGGAGCCGGTAATAATGGAACTCTAGCAGCTATTGCCAAAGAAAATGACGCTTTAATTATAGCAGGTAATAATGTCTTTTCTCTTGCTATGGCGGCTAAGGTGGGCTCTCCAGGTGCTATTGTTTCGATATATGACTCAGTTATTTACTTAGTAAGAATAGCAGGTGCTGGAGCAGATAATCAAGATCACATAGCTGTTATTACCCAAGTTACTAGTGAGGGAAGCGGTACTAATAATGGTGCTTACATTTATCCCCCTCTACCTAAGCAAGCCGCTTCTGGAACTGCTATAGAGATAGATCATGTTACAAAAATTTCATCAATAACTAACGCTACTACGTGTGTTGTTGAAACTGCGCCTATTAGATCTGCTACTACCGCGGATACTATTCTTAGTGCGGCCGTACTAGTAAACACAGATAATACTGGAGTTTCAAAAAGAAACTATCAAAATTCCGGGGCAATTGTGTATCCTGGTACTCGTTATCAGCCCGCTCATGATATGCCTGGCACAGAAGCAGCTGCTTCTTATATGATACAGCCGAATCACCAACTAAAGTGGCATACCTCAAATGATCCTTCTAGCGGACAAAGCACATATTATCTTAATGCTAGCGCTTTTTCGTTCACTCAAAATACTAAAGAAGAAGTTGATAGAGTAATTTTAGCTGTAGAGTTTCCTGGGGGTCTACATTTTACTACTGACGAAGGAAAGGATAGAACTGCTTTCGCAGAGTTCCAGATAGTTTTAGAGTATAAAATTGACCCTAATGCCTCCAGTTACACTTCTGTTTTAATAGCAGGAAAAGACTATGGTGGTACAAATTTTGATTCTTCTGTACCTGCTTGGTCCCAAAGTTATAAGGCTCATACAAATACTTTTTATGGTGGATCAAATACTAGAAAAGGAAGCACAGGAGCAGCTGAGGGTCTTATACGTAAAACTGCACAGAAAGTAAAATTTCTCAAAGAATGGGAAATAGATCTTCGCCCTTATCAACCTCTCAATGATTGGAGAGTAGGGATTAAACGAATGTCTCCAGAGTCTACAAAAGACTATACTGTAGATCAGCATACTTTTGTAGGAATGGCAGGTCTTAAAACAGCAGAAGCTATTGTAGAAGAAAAGCTAAGATTCCCTCTTTCTGCTTATGCCGTAGTAGGTTTCTCAGCCGAAGATTTCAGCAGCCCTCCCTCTAGAGCATATCATATCCGGGGCAAAAAGGTAAAAGTACCTTCGAACTACTTTACGCGAGAAGAGACCGGTACTAATGAGGCTAAATATACACGTAACAAGACCACTGGAGCAGATACTAATTCTTACGTGAACTGGGATGGTACTTTTAGAGGAGATCAGCTCTCTAATACTCCTGTTAAAAACATACCTAAAGTATACTCTAATAATCCAGCTTGGATTTTTTATGATATGCTTACTGATAAAGATGTTGGTTTAGGGGAGTTTCTATACGAATCTGATATTGATAAGTACGCTTTGTACCAGATAGCTCGTCATTGTGACGAACTTGTGCCTGATGGTAAGGGAGGTCTGGAGCCCCGTTTTACTTGTAATGTATATTTTCGCAAACAGGAAGAGGCGTACAAAGTACTGAAGGACCTCGCATCAGCTTTTAGAGGCATGATGTATTGGATTGATGGACAGATTACTCCTATTCAAGACACTTTAAAAGAAGCTGTATATACATTTACTAATGGTAATGTAGAAGACGGTATGTTTAATTATACATACACAGGTCAGCGTGCCCGTATAAACCAAATAAATGTATCTTGGAGCAATCCTGCAGAAGAATATAAGCAAACAATACTTACTGTAGAAGACACTGCTAATATAATTGACCAGAAAAGAATAGTCTCAAAAGATGTAGTTGCTTTTGGTTGTACCTCTGAAGGCCAAGCCCGACGGGTCGGAATGTGGCATCTTCTTACAGATACAAAAGAAACAGAACTAGTTTCTTTTATGACAGGTATAAATGCTTCTTTTTTACGTCCAGGGGACTTTTTCAATATACAAGACCACTATGCGGATAACATCATATCTAGCGGACGAGTTCATGATGTACAAGAAATATCTCCCGGAACTATTTATCTTGATAGAGAGATAACTCTTACAGGGTATGTTCAAAACCAGTCTCATATTTTATACCTTATCTATCCTGATGCGGGGACTTATTTAGCACAAGATGCAGATGTCACAATAAATGGAGTGGACTATAGTCGAGGTGAGTTAATTACTTCCGATGCAGGGGGTGGCTTAATTTCAACTGCTGCAGCTGCCTCAAATTTAGTTGATGATAGTGGTAATGCAGTAATTACTCAGTTTAGTGA